CATTCCCAAGGTTGGCGAACGACAAGGCGCGCGTGGCTGTTTCCGCGCTCATCTTTCCGCTGGCCTCAATATCAAGCGCCAGCTTTGCCAGCTCCGAAGCTTTGGCGAAGTCTTTTACCGACGGCAATAATCTGCCTACTACTGTGGCCACGTACTCATCGGAATAGCCGGTTAATTTCTGCTGTGCTGTGGCGAAATCCTGAACCTGCTGTTTTGTTTTCTCGTAATCAAGGCCGCTTAGTTTTATCTGCTGGCCCACGATCGCCCACTGTTTTTCGGCCTCGGCCGCTGCTTTAACCGCCATAACGCCAAAACCAGCTGCAGCCGTTCCGGCTCCAGCCAGCGCGATGGCAACGTAATTCGATGCCTTTTTTGCGGTATCAAAGCGGTTTGTTATCTCGTTGGTGAATTTCGTCAGGACGCCGGTAGCCTCGTCTTTGGCTTTTAATATGATTGTTAAGTCTTTTTCATTGGCCATGTTGTCGTTTATTTTTTTCTTCCAAGTAAATTAACAGCTGGCTGATGAATTCCCAGCGCTGGCCAAGAAACTCGTCCTCGGTCCAGCCCATTTCATAACATAGATGCAGCTTCAGCGACGAAAAGCTCGTTTTGCCAAGATGGACAAAGTTCGCTATTTCGTATCGGGCTTCGTCGCTTTGCCTAAAAAATCCTGTGCCAGCTCCATGTTTTCCTGGATGTACTTAAGGTCTGATATTGGCACGAGCGATACGTTGTCGGCAGTAACAGCCAGCTTTTGTCCGTTCTCATCCTCCGCGTCCCAATCTATAATTATCCTTGAAATTAGGATCATCGTTTGGGCTATCTGGTTCTGCTCTGCCAGTATGGCCTGGATGTCAGCGGCCATAAAGCCGTCTTTGATTGTGAGCGTGATTTTGCTTTCCGGCAGGGTAAGAGTTTTAACCGGCCTGGAGTCTTTTAAGATAGGCATATTTTTACATTAGGTTAAATAGCAACAAAAAGGTGATAGCCGCCGTGCCGATGGTAACGATGATTTTTGTTATTTTACTTGGTTGCATAAAATTAGTTATAACCGACCACGGTGTTAGTTAATACGATCGAAGCAAGAGAGGTGTCGCCGGAGCTGTAGAACGCCTTGAAGGTCAGTGTTTCGGAGACAATATCCTTCTGCGATGTCGATTTCGCCCATTCAGTAAATTTCACTTTAGCCAGGTCGATCGTTAATGTCGGGTTTGAGCTGCCGCCGATCGTTACCGTTGTATCTTGTATGTTAATGCGTACACACTTCAGTGTACCGGCCAGGGCCAGTGTCTTGTAAGTGGTGGCGTCGTAATTCAATTCGATAGTACCGGTAACGGCGAACTGTTTATTTAAATAATCGTTCGGCTCAAGTGAACCGAGCACGTCTTCGCTTTCCACGTTCTTGTCGAATTTAATCTCAATATTTTTCACGCTGACCGCGCTGGCGCCTGATAATCCGGCGACCGTGTCGGCGAACTTGATCGTTACGTCTTTGGCTAAGAAATTATTTTCCGCGGTATAGGTCGGGTTGTTTGAAGCTACCGCGCCTAACTTGGCCTTGATCCCGGCTTCGAACTCGACGAACTTTCCCAATTCCGCCTTTATTGTTAGAGAATCAATGGCGCCATTAGCGAATTTCAATTGCTGGTTGGGGTTTTTTGCTTCGATTGTAAGGGTCGGATGCTGGGCGCTCTGCAATACCGAGCAAGTGTGGTTGTAGGCGGTTGTCTCTTTTACTGCCGAGGTAATGGTTCCCATCAATCCCCTTAAGAAATAACCGAACGATTTGTCGCCAATCTTGCCGGACAGTTTGCCCTCCGACCATTTTTTAGTAACCTTGAAATCGGTTGAGTCTTCGATAATCCCGAGGTTGCTTTCATCAACTACGCCCTCGTACTTATCGTCAAAATCGGCATTCATAAGGGCAAGCCAGTAAGAGGGGGCGACGCCCGTGCCTCTAGTCCCTTCCCTGCCTATGCCGACTTCGATTTTTCTTCCTATAAACTTTGTCATAGTTTTTATTTATGCTTAATAATTTTTTAATTAATTTATTTTCCAGTAACCCCTTCAGGCTCTTATCTTCGAACTCTTTAATGGCCATATAATTAGGTTAGGGTATAAACCTTGTAGCATTCGATCGTGAATTCCAGCACTCTCGTATTGATGCCTCGGTCTATGTAACCGGCTACGCCCTTGATGTTTGCCTTGTGGCATATTCCGCCCAGAGTCCAATCGTTGCCGAATTTGTCCAGCACGTTGTCTATCAAGGCTTCGATAGTGCTTTCGGCCGTACTCGCGCCGGTCGCATCGTCTTCAAGCTCCTGGTAGATCTTTACCTTGAATGTGTACTTTCTTTCGTCTTCAGTGGTAGACAGATAATCGCATTCAATGCTTTCGCAAAGCACGACCGCTGACGGATAACCGGCCAGGTCGCCTTTCTCATAGCCATAGACGTTCTTGATCCCGGTAATGGCCTCGATATTAGTTTTTATCGCTGTCTTGATGCTTGAATACATTTATTTGGCTAATAGATTAATAATATTCTCTAACGCCTTGTCGAATAGCCTATTGATCGGGCTTTCCGAACGGCTGACTGTGCGCTCCACAAATTTGTTTCCCTTATATCCAGGGTGGTTTACCCGTCTGGCATAAACCCATTTGCCGCCCGCCTTAAATCTCAATACTTTTTTAGTTTTTGGGGTTATGACGTGGGCCTTTGAGCCATCGTGAAGCGGCAGAGCATATTTGACGGTGGGGTAGATTGAAACGCTGATCGGCTTATAGTCCAGGGTAATGCTTCTTCTTAATTGCCCCGTCTTGATCGGGACTTCTTCTTTTTCAGCGGCCAGAATATGTTTGCCAGCGTCTTTTGTAGTTTTTTCCAGCTCCTTCGAAACGAGCTGCGGGGCTTTTTTGAAGGCTGAACGCAATTCCTGCAGGTTTTCGATTTTGATTTCATACGCCATAGATTAAGAATTAAATTTCTCAAGCAATGCCTCGGTCCGCCTCATCGCGCCGAAATCAAATCTTTGGATACCGGTAACGATGTAATCAGTCCCATTATGATTGACCTTGTCCGTCTTTTTGATGTCGGTGTTGTAGTCGGCCATCAGCTTGTAAGATTGCGATGGGTTGCCTTCGGTAAGAAACGCGCTCTCGGCGGTCAGCGGGAAAATAGAACCCTTAATATCGCCATACTGGACATAGCCTTCGGTGGCGTTGCTGACTATGGTTAATCTGTAAACCGTGATTGTCTTGGTATAGAAAACCCTCATATGTTGATTTTGCGGTACGGGTTAAGTAAGGCCGTTATGTCATCGCTTAGGAAACTGTCCCAATCTATGGCCGCGCCGCCCGCCTCTTCGTGCTTAAAGCCATCGCTGCGTTTCTTGTTGTAAATCTTGGCGGCTAACTTTATTGCCGCTAATTTAATAGCACTTGGTATATCTTCAGCAGCGTAACCGGCGGTATAAGAAACCTGTATGTTTCTGCGTCCCGGATAATTAACATCGACAAGAATCATTCCCTTTTCAGCGTCTACCTGGTATTCGTCAACGTCGTACTCCGTCCATTCGGGATTGGAATAAGTGCCGGAGTTATAGGCTATCTCCAAATCTGTAATCGGGTAATGGCTTAAAAATATGGTGTCTGTTATCTCGTCGCCGTCAAAGTATTCCTCGATATCGGTTTCCTCGACAACGCGCCCCAGATAATTCTTTAAGAAATCTCCTATGGCATTGATGTACGTTCCCAGGATCTCGTCATCGTCATTAGAATCCAGGTCAATATGATTTTTTACATCCTCTAATGTGATAAACATATATTTTTAAATATTTGTTCGTATTTAGGCTTTAAACTTTCCCAGCTCCAGGCTTCGGCTATGCGATTACTCATTTTTGAGTAATCACGGATGTCCTGATTTGCTATTTCATCTATCTTCTTGGCTATGTCTTTCGGGTCGATTACGGCCATGTCTATTTTGCGGCTGATCATTAGCGGTTCAAATCCTTTCGGCTTTATTGAAAGTTCTTTCGGTAGGAACTGGCTTTGCGGCTCCATGTCGGTCATGATTATTGCTAACCCTCTGCTCATGGCTTCGTTTAAGGGCAAGCTCTGCCCGGCGTATCGCCTCGGGCTCACCAGTACATCCGCGTCTTCCCAGATGTCCCAGTAATTTTCGTAATTCTTCACATCAACCCTTGTCCGCTTGTCTTTGATACCGGCTATCGGCACCTGGCTTTTGATTATTATTTCAATGTCGCTTTTTATGTAGGGTATGGCCTTTAAAAACAGTTCCGTGCCGTTGCGGTCGTATCCGGCTTTGCAGTTGCCCGCTATGTGGATGAACTTCTTGGCTTTGGTTCTTAGCTTGAAGGGCAGGACTTGACGGTTTACCGGGAAAGGTAAGTATAATTTAGGTTCGGGAATATCTTGATATCGGTAAAGGCTGGGGACAAGGAATAGGTCAGGGTGGTAGTCATATAGCCATTCGAAATTGACCCTTAAAATTGTTTTTACGCCCATTTCCCGCGCTATCTGATATGTTCTGCGGTTATATGGCGTTTCTATCGTGAAAAGTACGTCCAGGCCTTCCAGGAAGGCTCTTATTTCATAGTCATTGGGCTGTTCGGTCACTATGACGGGGTTATTGAACCTTGCCGGATAGATCTTATAAGTCGGTCCCGGATACAGGCTTTCAAATTCTACTATCAGTGTTTTCGCTTCGGGGAAGTGTCGGCAGAACTCCCAGGTCTCGATTCCTAATCCGGTATTGTCTGCCCGGCCGATTATTCCGATCTTAATATCGCCGCGCATAGAAATTACCGCCTAAATCATGCTGTCCGAATATGTGAATATTATGGGTAAGCGATAATTTAGCCAGTAACTCTCCGTACGTCTGCTGGTCAGCCTTGTGAAATTCGCCTGTAATGTAAGCTATTTTTTTAAGGTTATCTAAGCTCATAGCCTGGAATATCTTGTATTCTTCGCCCTCGCAGTCGATCTTCAAAACCGCTATTTCGTCGTATTCGTCCAGGATGTCGTTGATCCCGGCTGCTCTGACCTTTTGCTTGGGGCAGTCGATGTCTCCGGCGTATTCCACTTTCTTGCTCGCCGCCTGGGATTTGTAGATCTCGAATTGGCACTCTTTATCCGAGACTGCCAACGACTTTAATTCGATATTGGAAATATTGTTTTCCTCGACGTTCTTCTTGAAATATTTTTGGTTTTCCTCTTCCGGCTCGTAAGCGATCACTTTCTTGGCGCCTATGATCGAGGCCAGGATGGAAAACATCCCCACGTTGCCGCCGATGTCGATCACGATACCGTTGGCCACGTCCCGGGCCGAAGTCTGATAGACGTTCTCGTCATACATTTCCCTGATGACGATCTCGTCCGTGACCGTTTCGTCATAACCGGCATACTGCCTGGCGTGAAACCGCAGCTTCCGGTTTATGGTTACCTCTTTTTCAATTTTTTCCACTTGGGAGTTTTCCATCTTTTTTGAGCTTATTAATTATCATCTCCACCCTGTTAATATAGGTGTGGTTGTTTTTAACGTATTCCATACCTGCCAGCCTTATCTTGTCCCGTTCCCCGTCCGCCTCGACATAATGGTCGATAATTTCCTTTAAGCCGTTCATATCGCCGATGTCGTAGGGGATTAAATGCTTGTAATATTCATACTGCGTTTCCAGCCCTGGAACTCTCGGATGTATCAGGAAGCCGCCTCTGCCGACTGTTTCCGGTATCCGGTCGCTCCAGTAGTTAGGGGAAAAAGTGCTGTCACCGACTATGACCTTGGCCGAATTGTAAAGATTGTTAAGCTCCGCTCCCCTGATAGCCGTGCTATTGTCGGGATAGAGCCTGAACCTCGGCCCGTAGGTGTCTTTCAGCCAGTTAATCAAATAGGGTCGGTAAGGCCATTCTGAATGGTAGCGGTAAGAGCCGACAAAGGCGACATCCTGTTTGAAGCGGTTTTCCGGCTCGCCCAGGTAGCAGCTGGTATGGAGTATGGCTGGAGGGAAAAAGAAATGGTTAATCCCCAAGTCGGCAAATTCCTTCTGGTGCCCGCCGTCTGCCGAAAAGACGTAATCGCTTAAAAAGAACGGGTCGTTTTTGAGGTCTTGACCCCGAAATAATCCAATATAGAGATCAAGATGCACGGATACCACCGGCACCTTTTTTGCCGCCAGCACCTTGCGCCACTGCTTGCCGACTTCGCACCACGTGCGCGTGTAGAGGATGAAGTCGTAGCTTTCCTGCGCCGCGATGATCCAGTTGACCGTTTCGTCCGTGAGCTGGTTTTCTTGTACGGTTGTAACCCCCCAACCCAGAGCTTCAAAAGATTTGCGTATGTCATTTTCGGTACTGTGGGGGGGAATGAAATTTCCGACATAGATTATTTTATTTTGTGGGCCTTGAGCTTGTGGGCCTTCAGCGCCTTTTCGGTTTTGAACTCTTTTCCGCATATAGGGCAGGTTAATTGTGAAGTTTCCGGAATCGGTGGGATGGTGGCGGCGACATTGGTCGTGTCATTGACAGGCATCACGCCGCACTCGATCAACACGATCATTTCTTTTTTTAATAATTCTGCGGCCTGCCAATCCTCTATCTGGGTGACATCCCCGGCGACATAAACGCCGTTGCCCTTAAGGAATCTGACTATTACTTTTGGCATAATATTTTGTTAATTTTTTATATCCTGGCTCCCAAACACTGAGAGCCAGGTATAAGAAACTAATCTACTTAACTGCCTGTAGCTGGAAGGCTGCGGTCGGGTGGGTGTAAACACCGTCAACGGCTTCAGCAACGACGATCTCGGTCTGGAGAGTTTTGTTTATCGGTTGCGATAAAGCAAACATGTTCTCGCCGTCTTTGATCCAGTAATATGAAGGATCGAAGAACCAGAGTTCGGTTTCGTTGACTGAGGTGCCGAGGTTGGCCGGGATATCTTCGCTTTCGATGACCGGCTTGCCAAATACGGTTTGGTCATTGACGTTGAAGATCGGTTGTCCGTAAGTGTCTTTGATCTTGCGGATGGCTTTCATGCCCATAGCCGAGGTCATCCAGATCGCTCCCTGGCGATACTGTTCCTTCAGGCCATAGAACACGTCCACCATGTCATCGTAATCCAAGGCGGAACCGTCCTGGGCGTCTACGTTATGGCCGGTCATGCCACGGAAGCCTGTAGGCTGTCCGGTGCCGTTGCCGACGATAAACGCGCTTTCTTCCTGTCTCACTAACGCGCGCGAGCAGAGATTGGAAACATACTGCACGATGTTGTAAGCTGAAGTGTTCAAGAGTTGGCGCGGCATTAAGACGCGGGTTGCCAGATAGTAATCTGACAAGTCGGTTTTCTGGATGGTTGGGGTGGATTCGCTGATCTCCTCGTTCTCGCCTACCCAGTAAGCGGTAACGCCAGTGCCTTCTTTCGGCAGCTGGAATGGGCCTGCCAGGTTGAAGACGAAAGCCAGTTTTCGCATTTTCGCGATCTTGTCTTTCTTCTCCTGGATGGCTGACGCCAATTCGGTCGGAATGGTATAACCGAATGAGCCGGTCGTGCTGTCGATGGCACTGTCAGTCTTTAATTCGCCTCTGACCAAATCCTTGACGAATTTGGCGGCTTTCTCGTATCCGTCCTCTTTGGTGTCGACTTTCTTTTCGGGAACAATGCTGGCCTTTAATTCATTGACGATCTCGTCTTTGAATGCAGGCAATATTGAAGTGATTTCGTCCTTGAACAAGGTTTTAAGCTCGTCCATGGATATTTCCTTCACTTCGGGTTGTTTATCTTTGCCCATATCTTATTTGTTACTTAGTTATGCGAAGCAGATATTCTGCTCCTTTGTCAATTTGCTTGACTACTTGCCGAATGCGGAGAACGTTCTTGATATCCTCCTTCACCGGCTCGACCTTTGCCCCCTTTTCATCGAGGGTTTTTAGATATTTATAATATCTGTATGACATTTTGATTTCCTGCGTGGT